TATATTCTAAACGAAGTTTGGCCTAATGTCTCTGGTTTTGCAAGGTTAAATTGCTGTAGACAAAGATAACCAAAAGCATCAAAAGCATGGTCAACTCCTAAATTTTTATTTGGTAGTCCTGTATTTGGTGCATAAGTTAAAGTTCGCAGTGCTTTTATTAATTCTTTACAGCGTGGGTGGATAAAAGTTCTTTGATCTCCATTGGCATCATACAAAGCAGTATTAACAGCAGTAATCTTATCTCTGATTTTCCAAGGGGATTTTGGACTCATAACAGTAAATCCACTTCTCCTTAAAATATTGTGGTCCGTAACTCCAACTCCACTTGTTTTTCTTGCACTACCAGTAGGGTCAGGACACGCAATAATTCTTCTATCTACCCCGTACCTTCTAGTAACCTCTTCCGCAAAATCCCAGGTTGTTGCTCCACCCGTCAACATTATCTCATCGAACACATATAAGTTATCGTTATGCTTTACCGCACAGATTCCTGCCATGGGGTCAACGTTAAAGTCCAATCCCAAAATTAAAGGTAACATCTGTAAATCTTGTACTTCAGCACTAATATTGTCATCACTAAAACTAACAGCCACTAATCCTGTAAGATTTTCAAAACTTGCCTCAAATTCCTGCTTAAATGTTCTTTTATCTAATTGTGCTTTTGCAGCCTCGACTTCTTCCGCTGGAACATTACCCCCGTCTATTGTTGTAAAACTCCATCTCTTCCAATCTCCAGTTGGATCTTCTGGAACGTAACACCATAAGTCGTAAAACCAACTTGCCGTGCCATCGGGTGTTGATATGAAAAGTGCCCACCCCTGTTTATCTGCCAGTGCTGGTCGGATAACTTGAAACCATACGTCAGAATCCATAAAGGCTGCCTCATCTAAAACAACACCAGCTAAACTTCTGCCTCTCAGTGTGGTTGCATTTTCTGTTCCCTTTAGTTCGATAAGCGATCCGTTTATAAGTTCAATTTTTAAATCTGTTTCGTTTTTGCTTTTTACCCATGTAGGCGGTACTAACTTTTTTAATTCCTTCCAGGCAATGTCTTTTGCCATGCGATATGTAGGTGCACAGTAGAAATATGTTTCGCCTGGTCGTTTGATCGCAGCGTTTACAAGTTCAATACATGATAAATAAGATTTTCCAAATCTTCTGCCAGCTACCAGTACCCTAAATCTGTTTTTTGCATTGAACACCTCCCCCTGGGCCCAACGTAATGTTAAGTTTTCTCGTGTTTTTACACTCATGTAGTACAAAATAACCCTAATTTTAATTTATTTTGTAG